GTGACCGTGCGGCGGTAAAGGTCGACCTCGTTCATCGCGCGGTCACCGTCGCCAGACGGGCCCCGCAGATCCGCAGCGCCTCGCGATCGCGGTTCCACAGGATCGCCGCCCGTTTGGCCGTCAGACCGCCGGCGGGGATAGCCTGGGGCGCGTCGCAGGGGGCCATGTCGATCGGCGGCGGGGTCTTAGCGCACCCAGCCATCAGGAATGCACACAGCGCCAGTGTCAGGGGTCGCATTCAGCTTGTCCTCGAATTGTTGGGCGGCGGCGCGCTGAGCCTGCTCAGCGGCATCGAGCTTGCGGCGCGCCTCGGCGTGGTCCGCATCGATCTGCACCTGGCGGGCGTCGAAGCGCGCCTGCAGGGCGGATTCGCCCGCCCTGTAGCTGAAGAACGCGACCGCGCCGAGCAGCGCCAGGAAGGCCAGCGCGAAGGCGATGGCGCGGTTCATGGCGGTGGCGGCCTCTGCGACAGGCTCACCTGCTGGATCACCCGGGCCGGGATGGCCGCAATCACGCAAATGAAGGCCACGGCCACCGAGATGCCGTCGGCCTTTGCGATCAGATCGTCGGGGATGATGCCATGCGGCACCTTGGCAATCGTCTCGTGCACGGCCACCGCGATACCGGCGATGTAAAGGCACCAGAGCGACAGGGACTTCCACAGCACGTCGGCCCAGTTCTCGATCAGCTTCAGAGACATGTCGAACCTCATTTCGGGGGAATGAAAACACCGGCGTCGCCTTCGCCGAAGATGATGCTGCACATGGATTTGGTGACCGACCCGCCGAGCGGCCGCTGCACCACGACGACGGTCCAAAGCCCGGTCACAGCATCGCCATAGACCTCAAGCTTGCGACCGTCGGCCAGCGAACCGGCGGCATAGAGCGTCTGCCCGCGTGCCTTGAATGCGGTCTGCAGGTTGGCATGGTCAATGCAGACCAGCGGCGTCAGATCCACAGTGGCGGGCGGCGTGTCGGCCAGCAAAGGGCATGCCGAGAGGAGCCAGATCAGAAGACCTGGCCGCAGGAAGCAGGAACGCATCTAGGATCCTTTCAGAGGGAGAACGTCACATCGGGCATGGTACGCAGCTGCATGATCAGGGCGCCTCGTGTGATCGGGCCGATCCTACCATCGGGGGCCAGGCCCTTCATGTGCTGCCAGGCCACCAGATCGCGCGCGTCAGCCAGCGCCTGCATGGCGCGGTCGGTATAGGCGATGCGCTGATCGAGGTGGGTGTAGCCGCCGTTGATCCGGTGGGTCAGTTCGCAGACGTCGGCCCGATCGGCAACGGAATCGAGGGCTTTCCACTCCCAGACGAAGATCGGCGCCAGTCCCTCCCACGGATCGGTATTGACCAGATCGGGATTGGCCACGAAATCCGGCGGCAGGGTTTCCGAAACATTGGCGTGGCACCAGGCTGTGAAACGTGCATAGGCATCCTTTCCGGTGATCTCGAGCCCTGACCGACCACGATAGAGATAACCGTCGCCATCAGCCGCAGCCGTGTTGCCGAGGTCGGTACGGGTGTCATAGCTGGCCTGTGCAGCAGTCGGCTTCTTTCCCCAGATTTCGCGGTCATAGCGCCAAAGGCCGCTTTCTTCGCCGCCTTGCCCGAAATACGCGGCCAGGCGTAGCCGGTTCTTCAGAGATTGCGGCCGTGCGATCAGGCCCTTGATGACCGAGACCATGTTATCATTCGCAGGACGCCCGGCGATCCAGGCGAGCGTGTCGGGGGTGACGATCATTTCTTCGCTCCACCTTCGGTCAGTTGCCGCAGCAGATCATTGGTTTCGCGCTGGCTGGTCCGTACCTCGTCGAGCGCATCCTTCAGCGCGGTCAGTTGCGCCGTCAGGGTCGCAGCCCCGACCGCTTGGCTCTGGACGCTCGTTTCAACAGTGCGGATTTGCTCTGCCTGCGCGTCATCCGATTTGGCGATACTGCCCACCCGGCTTTCGATGGATGACGCCCACCAGACAATGGCGACCGACTGGAAAAATATGGTCGCAATCAGCGAAATCGGCACGCTCTTACTGAGGTGCCATGCGTTGTCGGCAGTCGCCATTCAGGCCTCACTTGGTCTATGAACGTGGATCACTCATCGCCGTCGTGATCGGTGTATCGGGTATGCCGCTCGATCCAGTCGGCCAGCGGGTCGAGAGCCCGTGCAAGCCAGGGAAACCTGGCCGCAAGCACAGTCAGGACGCGGGTCATCATCAGCCCAGCGAGGCCAGAACCTGCACATCCTGATCGGTAATCGTGTACGGCTTGTCGCCCGGAATATTGACGACGAATTGCACCCGCTTCATGCCGAAAAGCACAGCGGCAGGCGTCCACAGGGCCGTAATCGCGCCAAGCAGAAGTCCTGCGGGCAAGTCCTGGTTCAGCAGGGCCGCGGCATCGGATTGCGCTTGCGTCACCAGCGCTTCGGTCGATGTCACGGTTGCTGCGCCGACCGATCCAGAAACCGTCCCGTCGCGCGCGATGACGCCAAGAAAGGCCGTCAACGTTTTTCCCACCAGCGTTGTGGCCGGATATACTTGCCCGGTTTTCGGATTGGTCCCCAGAGGGATCGTTGTCGTCAGCTTCAGGCCGTCGTTGTCCCAAGTGATGATGGTCATGCGGCCCAATCTCCCGTGATATTCTGCTGCGGCCATTGACCGGCAATCGATGGTTGCGGCCATGCGCCCGCGATGACCGGCATCGGCCAGACGCCCATGATGGGCGTTCCCGGCGTGATCGCAGCGGCCGGGTCGTATTCCTCAAGGGCAAAGAACACCGAAGCGGAAACGCCAGAAACGGCCAGCGTCGGGGCCGAAGTCTCGCCCGTCGACGTGCTGATCTTCATCTCGACCGCGACATAGGTCGCAGCCGCGTTCACCCGGCTTTCACCGCTCCCGATCAGGGTAAAACCGCTTGACGGTGTCGCCGCCGTCGCCGTGTTGGCCTTCTTGCCGTTGCCGCTCAACCAAAGCCGGGGCTTTGACGACAGGCCGGAGAAGGCCATCGATCCGAAGTCGTTCGCCGCATCGACCTGCGCTGTCAGCGGGTTTGTGGCGGGGCTGGCGTCCTTGTGGATCAGCAGCCCTGCGCCCTTGGTGAACTTCCGCATGGCGACGATCTTGTCGACGCGGGCCCCGGAGAGCGTCAGCGTGAACGTCGTTCCAATGGCATTCGTGCCGCTCGGCTCGAAGTACCACGCCGAAACCGTGACACCAGCGCCGGCCGCGCCGTTCGAGTTGCAATACTCGCCCAGTTTGGTCCATGTGCCGTTCCCGCCGGTGATCGAGACATGTTCGTTGTTGTCGCCATCGACCGCTGAGAGGTTTCCGATCGAGACGACGGCCGTCGCAAAATCACCGATACCCAGCGCATCCGTCGTGGTGGTCAACGTCATCGTTGACGAATTCACCGCCGACGTGCTGTTGCCGAGCGTACCGACGTGCGCAATCGTCATCGATCAGCCCCCGGCAGCGACGAGCAGCAGGCGCAGATGGCGCGTGGTCAGCGCATAGACCGTCGCACCCGACGGGATGGGATCAACCGTCACCGCCAGTTGTTCGCTGACCTCCTTTTCGGTGGCTGGGATCTGGTCGAACGTTGTTTCCGACACCAGGATGGCGCTGTTCACGTCCTTCTCGGCCACCGTCATCTGATCATAGGACGTCTTGTCGGCAATCGTGACCTGATCATAAACCGCGCTGTCGGGACGATCCGGCACGAGGTCCAGATAGGCCCGCAGATCGGCCAGGGCCTGCACGGTTTCCGGGTCCATCAGACGCTCGCAGTATAGGTGACGTTGAGCGCGTCGCCGTTGGCCACCGCCTCGGCCCTCTCGGCCATGCCGCCGCCGGTGATCAGGGCGGCTCCGGCCAGCGCCGCTGCCATAATGTGTTCGTTCATGGGGTTGGTCCTCTTTGGTGGATTGGAGTTGCTGCGCGCCTCAGAACCAGCGGCCGATGGCGCTGGCCCGACAGGTCAGGGCGCTGGCCTTCGTGACGCCCGCCAACGCGCGGACGTTGCAGCCGGTCGTCGTCAGCGTATTGGCCGACAGCCAGCAGTCGGCATCGTCGACATCGCCCTTGACGATCAGGTGCGTCGTGCTGACGAAGGCCGCGGGGAAGGTCCACGCCACATCGGCCGAGCGGAATATGTTGCCGAGCGCCGTGCTGGCGTTGGCAGCAGACAGCCCGCTGCTGGTGCACATCAGCGTCCCATCGGCAAATTTCACATATTCGCCGTTGGCGTTCGATCCGCGTTCGATCACTTTGCCGGTCGGCACGCCGCCGGTTTGCGAAACGGTTCCCAGCAGTTCGGATCGCATGACGCCGTTGTCCCAGGTCGTCCATGCGCCGCTGAAATATTGCCGAGTGTAGACCCCAGCGAAACCGGCCGCCGGATTGTTCAGCCGCAGCTGTTGCTGCGCCAGACCGGCCCCATAAAACTGCACATGAACGACGCCGCTCGCCGTCCCCGCCACACCGCTCGGCCGCGTCCCACTGCCGCCGGACCGCATGCTGTAGTATCCGGTCGGCAACGTCTGATCATCGAGGTTGACGACATCGGCCAGGTTTCCGGTGTTGCCCAGCCCGAACGACCCGCCATTCGTCGCCAGTTGCAGAACTGACCCGATGGTCGCATCCGTGGCGCTCAATTGCCCCGGCCCCGGCAGATCAAGCGCCAGCCACCCCGTGCCGCCCGTCGCGACAAGGATGCAAGCCGACTGGGTATTCAGCACCTTCGTCAGGGCGAAGTTGATCGTCTCCGACCCGTTGCCATCGATCGTGATGACGCCAGCGCCGCCGTTGCGGATGATGAAGGAAAAGCCTGCACCGGCCGTGGCCGATGCCGGTAGCGACAAGGTCCACGTGCCGGAACTCGCATGGATCAGCTTGCCCCGGTCGGCCAGAACAACGGTATAGGCCGCCGTCTTGGTCGCGAAACTGCCCGCAAGCGTGCCGAGCGCGTTCAGCGCATCCGCCACAAGCCCGGTCGTGCCGAGCAACCCCGCCAGAAACGTCCGCTGGTTCGCATAGGCCGTCTCTGCCAACGATTGCGTGGCGGCGCCGGTGAAGGCTGAACTGGGCGGAAGGGCGGTCATAGCGGTCTCCAGAACGGGTCGGCGGGGTTGGTCCAAATCGGGGTCGACGGGTCAAGGTTCCAGAACCGACCCAGCAGCGAGCCAAGCGCGGCGGCAGTCCAGTCGCCCGCCACCAGTCCCACGCCTCGGATGCGGATCATCGTCTGGAAGGGCGCCAGAAGGGTCAGGGCAAACTGCGTGCCCGTCGTATCCGCAACGCGCGTCCACGTGGCGTTCGTCGACGTCGGATCACTGCCTTCGGCCATCTCGATGTTGTAGGTGTCGGCCCCCGGCGCCGGTTGCCAGGACAGCAGCACCTGGTTGGCATTGGCGGGGTCAAGGCGGGCAAGGAACGGCTGCATGACCGGCTTGGTGGCCGTCGTCGGCAGCGACGAATAGGTGATCGGCGGTGCGGTGATCCCGTTTTCGGCGGTGTAGACCGACGGATCGTCAACGATTGCCTCGATGTCGACCTGGTAGCGGCCCTTCGGCTTGACCGACAATACCTTGGCCTGCGCCGCCCAGGTGTTGCCGGCTCCGAACGCCACATGCGTGCGCTCTTCCTCGATCCCGGTCTGGGGCGTGATGTCGGGCGGCGTCATCAAGATCACGTCGTAAGCCGTCGGCCCCGGCATCACCGGCCACGGACCCGACTGGCCGCCATCGACCCGGCGCAGCGCCACGTAATAGGTGCTGACCCCATCAAAGGTCATCGGCTCGGACAGGCTCAAGGTCTGCGTGGTCGCATTCCAGCCCACCACCTCGGCCTGCGCGCCCCAGCCCGGCATGTCATGCTGGACTGAAATCATGTCGCCGATGGACGGGATGAAGCCTTCCATCTCGGTCGAGAATTTCACCACCTGCCGGCGGAATTTGTTGCTGGCGGCCAGATAGGTTGCCTCGCGCAGCGCCTGTGCGCGGTCCGTCACGCCGAACAGTTCGATCTTGGCGGGCTTGGCCGTCGTGCCGCCCGGCACCGTGCCGGTGACCCGCTGCGAAGCCCAGGACACGCTGTCGAAATAGCTGACCTGCACGCTGTCGGCCATGTCGGCCGTCGGCAGCATGAAGTCGATTGCGAACGACCCCTTGATGATGTTGCGCATGGAAAACAGCGCCACCGGCACCATGTTCGGATCGTCACGCACCAGCCGCAGGATCCCGCCCTGCAGGAACGGCTTCGCCCGTCCGGCCGCAGCGATCTTCACGGCTGCATCCCAGAACGTGCCGGATTGATCGAACCGCCCGTCGAAACTGTCGCCTCGCGCCGCCCATGTCGCGTCCAGCACCAAGAGGCCGGCCAGATCGATCCGCGCATCGGGCAGGCCCGCGCCGTAAACTGTGTTGCGCGCGGCATCGGCCAGCGCCCAGGCAATCGACCGCGTGGCCGTCGCCGCAGACCAGCTGGTACCGTTCCAGATCGGCACCTTGCGGGTGGCCAGAACCTTGACCATGCGGCTCGCCTGCAAGGTCAGGTTGTTGGTCGCCTTCATCCGCATCGCCAGCAGAGTCACCTGGCCGTACGACGTCGGCTCTTGCAGATAGGCCCGCAGCGCACCCCAGTTCAGATCATCGCCCGAACTGGAGGAAATGTCCTTGACGTCCGTCCGGTAGACCCGCACGGCATAGCGCCCAGCCGTGGCCAGCGTGTAACTGAACGACTTGCGGATCGGCGTCACCGTGTGATCGGTGATCGTCTCGTTGCCCAGCGTCAGAATGCCGCCAATGGTCGCGCCGCTGTCGTCGATCTGCTGCGCCTGCACCGTGAAGGTCGTGGTCTTGTCGGTCAGGGTCGAACCTGACGTGCCGTAAAGTCCGCGCGGCAGGATCACGTCGATGGCCAGCCGGCTTGCGACCGTGCCAGATGCATTGGCGACAAAGCCGTTGGCGCCGCCGATGATCGCCTGCACGTTGACGCCGCCCGAGGTCGTGGCCGACGGCAGGGTCGCGGTCCATGTGTTGGCCGTGGGCGTCCCGGTGATCGAATAGACGCCGTTTGTCGCCGTGCCGCTGGTGAACACTAGCATCACGTCCTGCCCCGAGGCGCGGCTGTGGTTGGTCTCGGTCACGGTCAGCGTGGTGCCGGTCTGCGAATAGGTGCAGATCACCATGCCGACCATTTCCTGGCCGCCAACCTCGGCACTGGTGACGACGTTGGCCGGGAACAGCGTCACCTGCCCGCCGGGCGCCACGGTCTCGGTCGTGATTTCGGAAAAGGACGAGATATCCGTGTCGTCGATCAGCACCTGCTCGATGCTGAAATCCCCGGCCCCGACGCACAGCAACTGGTACAGGAACTGATCGGCCCCGACATATTCGGTATAGGGCTGGGCCGCGAAATCCGGGCTAAACTGCATACGCCCGTACTGCACCGGGATCGGCTGATCCAGTCGCGCGGTGTTGCCCTGCGCTTGCAGGCTATAGGTCGGCGATGCCTGCGGCGTCGACAGGGCGCCAGACGATTGCGTCGGAATCAAAGCCGAAATCAGCGCCGACCCGGTCAGGGCGATGGCCGTCGTCGTCAACTGGCCGATAAAGGTCGTGCCGACCAGCGCCGTCGTCGTGCCCAAGAGGCCAGCCGCCGCCCAGGGTGCGAACGACAGCAGCGCCAGCGACAGCACGGCCTGCATCGGGTTGCTGCCCCCGGCCGCAGTTCCGCCGCCGCCTAGCGGCAGCATGTGGAAGTCGACGCGGTCACCATCCCGCAGCCGCCGGCGCCATTCGGCGCGCAGGATCGGGCGGCCGTTCAGCATCGCGATCACAGGCGCATCGGTCTGCGGTGCCAGCGCCCGCACACGCATCGGCTTGCGCAACAGTTTCACATCCCGCGACCCATGCGGATCGAACGGGTTGCAGATCGTGACGGCTGCGGCCCTCATGCGTCCGACCACCGATAAAAGCCGGTGATCCGATAGCCGATGTCGCCAAGACGGTGCTGCGGCGTGCAGATCACGCCAGCACCCTCGACCGAATGCAGGACCGCGCCGAACGCAAGCCAGATGCCGACATGGCAAGGCGCATCGGCCCGCGCCATCAGAACCGCATCGCCTTCCCGCGGCGACTGCACCTCCGTCCACTGCGACAGGTCCGCATCGCGAAATGCACGGCGGCCGGCCAGTGGCGAAGCAGCGTCGACGATAACCGACGGCACCTCCCGCGCAAAATGCTCGCGCCAGACCCGCCGCGCCAGGTTCCAGCAGTCACTGTCGCCCGCCACCCAAGGCGTGCCGATATAGGCCGTGGCCCAATGCGTCATTGCTGCAATCCGATGAAGATTTCGGGGTCGTATTCCAGATAGGGGAACTTCCGGTTCAGCATGTCGCTGAACCCGGCTGAGCCCTTCACCCGGAACGGTGTCGCGGTAGCGCTCAACAGGCTCATCGTCAGGACCGGCGAGTTTTCCGGGCCGACGGCAAGATTGCTTGCGAGGTATTGGCGCCACAGCAGTGTGGTTTCCTGCCCGCTGCGGGCGGCGGTCTCGATCTGGGCCACGATGGCGCGGTCGGTGTTGTCGATCTCCAGCGCCGCGCTCGGCACCGAACTGGTGGTCTGTTCCGGCAGCACCAGCGTGAAGCCATAGGCCGTGAAGGTTACCATCGACCCTGCATCGCGCGGGGCGGTTATTTCCAATTTGGCCGTCAAGTCGGTGCGATCCATCACCACCCGGATCGGTACCGAAAACGCCGGGTTCCAGATTTCCAGCGTGTCGTAAACCACGTTGCCGGTGGGGGCCGAGGCATAGGCTTCCTTGATGGCGGCGCTCAGCGCGGGATCCGGCATTTACCGCACCAGCGCCTTGAACGAGTTGGTCCAGTTTACCCCGCCGTTCAGTGGCTTGCCGGCGGCGGTCACCAATTGCACCGACCGGGTCTGCATGCCGCCACCCAGCGGAACGGCCATGTTGAACCACGCCTCGCCTGCCCCGGCGCCTTGGATATTGCCGCTTGCGTCCGTCCGCAGGAATCCGTCGACACCCGACACGACACGGGCCTGCTGTTCGCAGACATCCAGATAACTGACCCCGTCGCCGGTATAGGTGAAAGTGTTAGACGCCGACCCCATCTCGACCCGGAAAATCGGTGTGGTGACCCCGGTTCCGGCCGGCACCGTCATCTCGATCCGCCACCACCCGCCACTGCGATCCTTGACCGCACGGGTCAAATAGTTCGACCCTGCCGTGAACGCGCCGGTCGACAGATCGACGTTGACGTTGCAGAAAACGTTCGCCCAGTTCGTGAACGTCAGCCGCGCAAAACCGCGCGTGCCTGCCCGGATCGTTGCACGCATCGCCACAGTTGCATTCAGCGGCAAGGTCGCGAGGCTGATCGTCGCCCGATGCACGGCGCTGGCGGCACTGTTCTCGGTGAAGCGTGCGCCGATCTGACCATCCGGCCCGACGGTCGGATAGGTGATACCCGTCAACCCATTCACGGCAAAGCCATCAAACCGGTCGCTATCCCCGGTCAGCGCCCAAGGGTCATCATAGAACCAGGACCAGAACAGCCCGGATTCGGTATCGTTCATCCGAAACGCGATATCGGCATCCCAGAGCTTCGACTTGGTGAACCGCCGGGCGCGTGGTGCGCCGACTTCCATGTCGGTATGGATCGACTGCGGGCGCGGCGTCATGCCATAGTCCGGCCATGTCGGCACCGGCAGAATGTCGGGATAGGTGCGCATCAGGTGCCCTGCCGTTTCGCGCCGAAGGACCGGTTCAGGGCATCAGAAATCGGGCCGCCGTGGGCGATGTCGTCAATCACCGCCGACTTCGCCGCCTCGATGGTGAAATCGAGAATGCGCGTGCTGCCTTGCATGCTCTGGCTCTGCTTTACCGATGACCCAGGCGGCGTGGTGATGTTCACCACGACATTCGATCCGCTGCCTTTCACGCCCAAGACGCCGCCGGGCCCGCGCGACAGCGGCATGATCGCCTCCGGCCCCGCCTCGCCCATGACGCCCGTGCCGCCCATCGCGAAAAAGGTCGGGCCGCTCACGATGGCATTGCGATAGGTCGACA